ATATTTATTAAATACTTCTTTAACTTCATTAATTATCTTTATCTCCTTCTCATCTACATCAAACAAAAATGAATCATACGTATATAATACTAATTTTGTTTTTTTACCTCTTAATAATTTAAGTACGTCCCACAGTATACGAACATTCATTGACGTCTCCAAGCATTGTAACGAATAATTAAAAAGTTTTTGCGGATTCATATTTTCTAATTTACTATCATCAAAATGATAACCCGAAACACGACACTCAACCCATCCATTTTCCTTAAAATCATTCCATAATTTATTTATGTACTTTTTTATTTTTTGAAAATATTCCAGGTGTTCGTATTGTTGAAATACTCCTCCGTATAATTGTTTAAATGTTAATTCTTTTGACTTGGCATAGCTTACTTTATAAAGTTTCGCCATATGATCGTGAATATCCACAGTGGGGAAATTATAATCAATGAGACGACAAGACAAACTAGGATGATAAGCACTAATATCAATTTCATAAAAAATATCATTAGCTGGTATAAAAGCTTTCCTACATCCGTTTTCTTTGTTAAGTGCGGCATAATTTACTCCTTTAAATTTATTACTTGGTCTTGATGTTAATGTTTTTAAGTTATATTGTGTGTGAACCTTGGATCTTTTTTCATCGTAAAAGTATTCTCCGAAGGTTTTGTTGTGTATTTGTATTCCACTTCTCTCGATGGCGTTGAATACCAATGAGGTTTTTGTATTGAAAAATTCTGCATATGGCGTTTTAATTTGGTTTATATTTTCTTTTAAATCATTAAAAATGTTTTCACATAATTCAAAATGTTTTACAATTGGAATAATTGTATTTATATCATCTTTATCCTTATTTCTATAATAGAATATATCATGTGTTTTAGTTGTTGGTCGTATATACGGATTAGGAGGTTGATTTATGTCATATAGAGCTTTTAGAGGATAATAATGTAATGTTTCTTTTTTATCTCTACAATACAACACATCAAATTTGCTAAGTAATGTGTCTATTAACGTATTATTAACACTAAAAGCCTCACTATGTGATACACATATCATAAACCCTTTTTGCGCGCCTAATGGCCGAATATACAGTAATGATACTTTATTATTAATTGGGTGATTATTGTCACTATATGGTATTACTTCTATAAAAGCCTTTTTATAACCACTATTAATTAATACTTCTATTTGACTATCTTCTTCTATCAACCAATACATAAAACCATTTTGAACCTAATATACGAAGAAATACTTTAATATCCACCATATCCTCCAGAAGAAGGTAATGGAGCAGATTGTTGAGTATTAGATGAAGTATCTTCTATCATTTGTTCTCTTTTTTCATATTTTTTAATTTCAGTAGGTATTGGAATTAAGTAATTATGAGGAGCATCTACATGTTGTCTCCCAACCATAGGTCCTTTATCAGGGTGAATATGGTAATAACCTTTATAATCTTTTCTAACTGTTGGATACCCTGGTGTTTTTATTTCTTCTAAAAATTCTCCTCCTGCTGTGTATAAATTTTCATTTTCTGCAAATTGGAAGAATTGGTCAAATTTATTTTTAAACCATTTATCAAACGCTACTAAATTTAAATTTTGTTGTATTCTTTCTACTGTTCTTTTATTTATTTCAAACGCAGAATCTTTAGTACCACTTCTAATGCCTGTTAATTCCCATGTTATTTTAAAGGGTGTATATAAAGCCCATTGTGCTCTCGAGTCTTTAGCTTCATATTGACTATAAGTTAATTGGTTTACTTCTATATACATTCCTTTTCCTATTCTATTTAAGAAATATCTTTGAAATTCACCTAAATTATAATCTTTTTCTGTTGGTACAGGATAAAAACTTAAAGGTTGATCTCCTGGTTTTGGTAATTGAGATTTTTTATAACCAAGATCTGTTATAGTCCAAAAACCAGGTTTTCTAGATGCGATTTGGTTCACATCATAACCATCTACTACTGTTGGTGGAAGTAATGGATTATCTTCTACTTCTACCATTGGCATTAAAGGTTCTGAGTTTGGTGAGTTTGGATTTTGGCCAGAATAATATGTACCCTTTGAAGTTTTCCAATATCTACCTATGTACTCTTTTCTAGTACTTACATAAGCAAGTTCTTTTCCATTAGTATAAAGATTTGTTTGTATTTGAGATTTAGGATAATAAGCCATTATTAAAAGTTTTTATCAAATTTTTCTAAATATTCTTCCTCAACATTATCTTCTAAAACACTATCACCAGTAAATGTATTATTTAAATGTCTTAAATAAAATCCATCCTTACCCTCAGTTAGATTTTTTGGTATTACTCTTGATATCCATGTTTTAGGATCTTTAGCATCTCCTTCATATGACTTTCTAAGGCTTTCCATTACAGTTTTTACTGTTCTTGTAGTTTTAGTTAATGATGCTTCACTTTCTTTTGATTTTTTCCATTTTATATAATCCTTAAATATTAGAGCTTCAGTTGCATAATCAACATTGTAAGAAGATTTAGCTTGGGCTGCTGTTTTTCTTACAGGTAAACCACTTATTGTGTCAAAAATATATATTTTTTGATTTGGATTTGAGATAAAACCATCATTGTCAAATTCAAATTCATCAAATACTAATTCTCCCATTTTTATTCTTTCTTTAAAATAAGCATAGCTATAGAAATCTCTAGATGTTTCTCTTTTACCAGAATCAAACTCTTCTTTATACCCATCAACATCTAATAATGTAATATATCTAGTACCATCATTATTAGATATATCATCTACGTAATTTCTAAATTGTTGATATATTGGTCTACTTCTTACAAACTGAGCGTATTCGCCCCAAACTCCTTTATAATATTGCCAAATTTCTTTATCTGTTCTTTCTGGGACTTGACCTAAATTACCTTCTGCACTTACCCATTCTACTGGGATATCATATTCTAATGATGTTGGGTCTAGATCTACTGTACCCGCCCCAGACTCCCATTCTACTGAGAAGTGAGTATGTTGGCCTACATCTGAGTCGTAATCACCTTTTGGTTTATGTAAATCTGCTTGTTCTGCTATTTTATCACCTTTTGTAACTGTGTCCCCATTTTTAATACCACTTAATTTATCATTATAAAGTACTTTAACTAAATAACCAGTATAATCAATTTCTTCTTCTTCGGAATCAACCCCAGTAATCTGGAATCCACTTAATTTTTTACCTGTCATTGGATCATAGAAATAAATTTTCCCTGATATAGGGGCATAAATAGATGTATCTATTGATGCTGTTATATCAACTCCTAAATGTAATCTATCTACTCTAGGGGCACCAAAATATCCAAATCCACCACTATCATTTCTAACAGTTAATTTACCATTTGTTGGTTTAACAGGTGGATAGAATGAAGCTCCAATTGGTGGATCTATTGACAATTCAACTTCTTCAAATCCAAATTCACCATCATATTCAACACTTTCAACTGGTGGATCTGTCAAAGGTTGTATTATAGGTTGAGATATAGCATCTAATTGTGTTAACCATTCACCATTCTGAATAGTATGTCCTACTTTCATTATTGTAAAAGAAAGTTCATCTGTATAGATGTTAGGTAAGAAAGAAGTATCAACATTTAATTTTTGATATATTTTAATTCCGGATATTCCATCTACTGTCAAACCTAAATTTAATGGAATAAACCCTACACTACCTATTGAAGTACCAGTTTCTTCCCAATGGCCACTAGCATATCTGTCTAATTTATCTTTTGCAATACTTATTCCTTTATTAATAAAACTACTATCAAATTCTTCATATCTAGGACTCATAACGGGTTGATTGGCAACCTCTACAGTTCCTTCTTTTATTCCTAGTAAAATTTCTGCGTTTTCTTTTGTTAATAAAACTTTTTTAATTGTTTTAGCAGTCATAGGAGTACCAAAACATTCTGTTACATAATAATCAAATTTATCTTTTATTAAATTATTATTTGCGGCATTAATTTTAGAAATTGCAGCTTCACTTAACTCTATTTGTCCTTGACTACCTGTTGTTGTAGCTTGTGCGGGTGTAGCTTTATAAGATCTTATTGGTGGTAATTCTGATTGGTAGTATTTATCTGTTAATCCATCATTCCATTGTGAAAATGCTGTAGGTATTCCTCCTCCATTTGCTGTGGCACTAATACTCATCATATTAGATAGAGCACTATCTATTTTAGTTTCAAATGTTACATCCTTAACAAAATTAGAACTACCCGAACCTTCTGTGTTGTACCCAAAAACTTGAATTTGAGCAGAGTCAGCATCAATATCAGGATTTAAAAATCTAACTAATTCCCCATTACCTCCTATTGTATTTTCATCTTGAAATGTTATTACTACAGAATCTCTAAGATGACAACCCAATTTATTTATTCCCCCTAATGCTCTATTTAGTCCTTGACATAATGAATCAAAAAATGTATAAAAATCAATATCACCTTCATTATTAGAATTTTGTTCTAAAATAGTAGAAATAAAATCAAAATTAATATAAATATTACATAATTTAGCATGTAAACCTCCTCCATCACTAGTATTCCATTGGGACATACTTTTATACCATTTTGATGTATATCTATCATCAAATTGTAAACTTTGTCCTGATGTATTTCTTACTACACAAATTCTAGGATCTATACTAAATTGGTTAGGATAACAAGGCATAATATTAGTATCAGTATCATAATCAATTTCTAATTTTTTAAAAGCCTCTCCACTGCCTACAGATGCTGGGATTAAATCGTCTTGAACATATTTTAAAAAATCTCCAAATCTCCAAAAATATCCATACTTATTAACTCTTTCTGCCATATCTTCGGTTTGCGATACTAACGTATCTGTATCAGTTGGAACCATTGTAATGTAGGGGGCATTATCTGTAGCATTAAAAACATCTGGGTCTGCTTTTAATTCATTTAATTTTAAATCTATTGCGTTACCTGAGTCTGCATCATCAGCTGCTCCTCCTTTACTTGTCCCTCCTATATTCATTCTTAGGGATTCTATTATATCCCCTAAACTCATTAATTTTATGTTTATGTCATAAGAACCATCACTATTAAATTTCCAATCAAAATTAGTTACTCTACCAAAGAATCCATCATAATTTCCATCATATAATTTTCTATAATTTTCTATTTTCTTTAGTAGTCCTACTTGATTATTTTCTTCTCTTTGTTCTTTAGTTTGAAAGGCAAACCAATCATTTTCTATTAAAGTATTTCCTACTTCTTTTATTATTCCATTTTTTGAATTATTAGGTAAATAATGACTATTACCCCATTCTAACATCATAGTAAATCCTAATCTTAAATAGAGTAAATCAATTAATTCAAATTGAAATCTATTAAAAGCCCTTATAGTTATAGTTCCAGATCTAAGAGAACCTCTATTTTTATAATCAACTTTCCAATCTATTATACCAGGCATAGGTTGAAGTCCAAATTCTGTTCCTCCTAATCCATATGCTGGGTCACCTTTAAATGAATTAAATATACTATTACTTTTTGAATATCCCCTTCTTCTTTTATATGATAAAAATTTTCCTGATACTGTTGGATCTCTATATGGTTCTTGACCTTCTGGGGTAGCTGTAACATTTTCTGCCTCTAAACCTTGTATCCCATTAAATAATACGGCTTGTCTTGCTAGTGCATTACCAACATATTGTTGTGCTTCATTATTTGAAAAACCTAAATTAACTAATCTATCTACCCCACTATTACCTGTTCTAACATTAAATTTTCTCCATTTACTGTTTTGTTGTTTTTCTAATTCTTCTGGGGTAATATCGGGATTTATAATAACAGAAGATGCTAATTTAACCCAAGCAACTCTTGAATTAAGATAAGTTATATATTCTGGGGATCTTTTTAAATCACCAAAACCACTCCCATAAACAGATTGTCTAAGTTCTATCTGTTGATTAACATATTTATTAAATGGTTCTCCTATTAAGTTTCCCATAACTATTTTTAATTAAATCTTTCAAAATTCTTTACTATATTTCCAACATTTGATGGTATTCTAATTTGAATTCCTATTGGTGGATAATAAGAATCTTGTTTAAGGTTTGGATTTGCAGCTGATATAGCCCACCATAATGAAGGATCATTATAATATTGTAATGCCAATCTATCAAATCTATCTTCTACTCCTGTGTAAACATAAATGTCATTTTCAGAATAAGGAACATCAGGATAGGTCACATGATCATAATATTGATTTCCTTGACTATCTCTGCTTATATTAATTCTATTATATCTACTCATTTTATTTTATTTTAAGAACCGTCTCCACCTGCTGCTAATAAGTCTTGTTCAACAGTATCACCAATCCCACCTTGGTTTCCTCCTTGAGATTCATTAGTATTATTTGGAGCAGCATTATTTACATTTTGTTCACTAGCTGTTGCATCTTCTGTTTCGTTTTGTATTTTACTAGGATCTGTTGGATCAAATGGTCTTGTATTAGCATAATTATTACTTGCCCCATTAGTTAATGCTATAAATTGTTCCTTACCAAATGATTCTAGTGATCCATTTTCTGCGAATACATTTTTCTGTACTTGTGGTACAAAATTATGAATTGGGGTAAATTGTACTCCACTTACTTGTATTATATGAAATAATTCTTTAACTGAACTATCAGAATTACCTTCGTCATTTATTGCTATTTCTATTGGAGCTTCCATCATTGGGCTTATATTTAAAGTACTTATAAAACCAGGCTGCTCATAACAATATCCTCCTAAAGTAAGAGTAACTAAATTACCAGCCATATAACCTTGACTAGTATAATCAGGGGCTAATGTTGATGCTAAATAATTTAATTTTTGATACATTGGTATTAATTCTGCTTTTGATAGTGCTGCTACTGTAAAAGACATATTAATTTGTCTATCAAATCCACCATATCTATAAAAATTTTCTCCTCTACCCATATATTTTTGACCTGTCCACTCAGCAGTATAATTATCAGAAAATTCATCTAAAAGAGCTCTAAAATGAATAAATACTTTTTCACTTGGGTTTGAATTTTGAATTATACCAAATCTAAATTTAACAAAATCATCCTTTATTGGATTTTGAGTTACAAATTGGGATTTATAAATTTGCATTGCATTTATCTTATCTAATGCAATTGATGATGAGGTATAGCTTATTCTATTTCTTTTTCTACTTCCTGGGTCTCCTAAATTAACTCTACCATCCTCACCATAAGCCATTTTTGTAGTGTAATCTGGTGATTTAGATAAAATAGTAGATGCTTTTAATGGTTTTGCAGGGTCTGCTTCTATAATAGCCTTTCTAAAATCTATAACTTTTTCAGTAGCACTAGTACCTATTAAACCTGGTAGGTTGCTTAATGGTATTCCTTGTTTTATTGAAGTTATTTGGTTAGCATTTAAGGTCATAAACCCATTACCTAATTTAGGGGTCGTATCATTAATTACCCCAATTTCACCACCTGAACCTAACGTAACTGTTGTTGTGTATCTTCTAAGTCGAGTTTTTCCTACACCTAATACTGATCCAGGACCTCCTCCATAACTTGCTATTTCTGTTTTGTAAGGAGAAATAAAACCACCTTTAAATCCTTCAATTATATCAGTTATACCATTACCAATTTTATCAAATATATTATTATTTGATGGAGGTATGTTAAATCCTACTACTGAATCAGGAGTTACTCCTGGTGCTTGGTTTGCTACTATTGGTGCAGCTATTTTTTTATCTTTTAATTGTAATAATCTATTAGTACTAACATCTTTAACTTCATTTACTATTTTAGAATAAGCTGGTATACCCTGAAAACCAGATAATTTTTGTAAAAAATTAGGGTTGGCTACATTTGGAGTTTGAGTATTTGCAAATGGATTAAGTCCTTGTTTATTTAAATGTCCTCCTGTTGGGTTTACTGCTAATTGAGCTAGTGTTGAAGTAGGTAAATAAATACCATCATTTAATAAACCTGATGCTTGAGATTTTACTTGTGAACGAGATAATGCATTTTGTTTTGCTATAAATCTTAGACCTGAAGGTGATTGAAAATATTTAAAAAATCTTTTTTCATCATTTATCACACGTTCAATTACACCGCTTTTTAAGAACAGATCACTCCCATTCTGATCGATAGTTGGTCCTTCATCGTCTGCTATTTTTTTAGCAATATCGACAGTTATAAAAGGTTCTGTAGCTATTCGACCCTCAGGAGCATATTTTAAGCTAGTGAGGTCCGTTTGCAGGTTCTCTAGTAAGGGCATAGTTAAGTATTATTATCCTCTATTTTCTGTGTTTGTTCCTGTTAAATCAAGAGCTCTATCCAAAATAGCATCATCTAATCCTCCAGCGTATTTTTGCACTGGTTGAGTTTGAGCTAATTGAGTTGGAGAGGTAAATTGAGGAACTTGACCTGTTAATCTTGGTCTAACGGCTTCACCAACGGGTGTATCATTTAATGAATATTCATTATGCAAAGTTGAAGTTTCTGCTGTGTCTCCATATTTTGCAGATGGACCTCCATTGTTTTTTGAAAATACGCTACCTCCACCGTTTTCTAATCTGTTTTTTAAGTTCATAATTTATTAATTTAATTTATTATAAATATATATTTTATTGTATTCTTCTAGCTGATGTACCAAAAGCTGTTCCTGCATTCGTTCCGTCTATTTCTACTACTTCTCTTTTAGCTACTAATTGACGTAATAATGCATTAGTAGTTCTCATATCAGTATTTCCTCCTGAGTTACCATTATTTCTACTAATATTAGGAGAAACTGCTATACCATCACCTGCAGCTGTTATAGCTGTGGCTCCAAAACTATCAGTAATTGTGAATGGTCCCCTTCCTGAAGTTGATGGAATCATACCATCACTTATAAATTGAGCACCAAGTGCTGCAAATATTCCTCCAGCTAATACTGTTGCAGCTAGTATTGGACCTGCTGCTGCCCCCATCGTCATGGCTATTGCTGCTGCAGCTGCTGCTGCTGCTATTCCTAATAACATAGGACCTAACATAGAAGCAACATCTGCTATTTTTTCCATTGCTATAGCTTGTTTTTCTTGTAAAGAAAGTGCTTTTGCATTTGCTTCTGCTTCTGCTGCGTCTCTTTCTAAATCTGCATCTCTTTGAGTTGCTAAAGCTTCACCTTGAAGTACTTGATTTGATAGTTGGTCTACTGATATACCCAAAGCTCCAGCTAATGCTTCTTGTTGTAAGACATTCATTTGTTGGAGTTCTTCTAAAGAACCAGCTTCTCTTACTAATTCTTCCATTAAAGCAGTTTGGTCACCTGTTAATGCTGCTTGTCTTGCTCTTTCTAAATTTATATCTCTACCTAATAGTAATTCTGCTTGTAATTCTTTTTCTATGGAAGATTCAAAATCTAATAATTGACCTGCTGAATTTGATATAGCCTCCATTTCAACCCCTAAAGATTTAGCTGTTGCTACAGCTTTTGCTAAACCACCAGGAAATTTTTCTAAATTAACTCTTGTTGCCCCTGTTATTTTATTAGCTTCATCTAGAACATCCTTTAAATTTAATCTAATTCCAAACTCTTTTTCGACAGCAAGTGTAGATGCAATTTGAGTATCTTCAAGTTCTTCAAATGATTTACCAGTTGCCATAGCTAAAACACCCATATTTCCAACTGCCTCTTCTGATAGTTTTAACCTCTTTAATGTTTCTGCTGCTGCTACTCTAGTTTTACTATCAAATGTTAAAGCTACTCCTCCTAAACCTTGGTTTAAAGCACTAACTGCTTCTACTTGATCGTGCATTGTCACCCCAAACATCCCAGCCGCAACACTGGAGTCGACCATCTCTGCTTTAAGTTTAGCAGCATCCCCTTTAGACAAACTAAGATCACGTTGCATATCCGTGATAGCTTGTTCCATTGACATAAACGCATTAAATGCAGCTGATGCTAATGCTACTAAACCTGCTGGTCCTAAAAAGTTTGCAGTTGCAGATTTTAACCCAGCAGCAAAACCTCCTGAAAGTTTTACATTATCTTTCATGATTTTGTTACCTGCTGCCTTACCTGTTAATAACTGTTTCTGACCATTTTTATTTGTAATTGTAAGTTTATCTGTAAGTCCGAGTTCTTCTATTTTAGCAGCATTTAAACCTTTACCCGTTTTGAGCATGGTCATTTGTTCCGCCTTATGTGTTCTTGCGGCGTCAGCTGCTGCTTGGAATGGTTCAGAGAATCTATTTAAACCAGGAATTAATTTTGCTATATCAGCTATTCCTCCAAAAGTTTTAACACCTAAATCATCTGATACTTCTTTAGATATATCTCGTGTTAATTTTAATTCTTTTATTAAATTTTTGGTTGAAACTACAGATCCATCAATTGATTCATTAATGTCTTTTTGGAATTGACTTCCTTTTTCACCAATTTTATTTCTTAAAGTTCCTAGAGTAACTATTTTTTTTTCTAGGTTTTGTATATTTTGAGTAATAGATTGATTAGTTTTCTTTAAACCTAATTCTTTACCCTGGATAGCAAAAGAGTCCGTTGCAATTTTATTAATTTGATTTACAACATTAAGAAGTTCTCTTCTTTCAGTAGTTTGGAATTGGAGTTGTTTAGCTTGATCTCTTAATACATTAGAAAAATCTCTACTTTCATCTAATGCCTGTTCTGATAGACCAACATTTTTTGCTAGAAGTGCATTCTGTTCCTGGAGTGCCTTATTTTCGGCTTTTATGTTCTCAAGTTTTTTACTCACTTAAATTGTTTTATTATAAATATTAAATGATAAAACTTTTATTTATATTTTGTTTTATTAGCAAATTTAGGGGGATTAATTTTTCCCGAACTTGATAAAACATTTTGTTTATTACTACCTTTATTAGCCGCTTCTATTTTCTTATTTTTTTCTTTAATAAAATCGTCTATTTCTTTAAAGGTAAATTTCCTTAACCAAATAGGCATGTTATATACAGTACCAAAATCATAGCCTCCACCACCATGGTAAACTATGTTATGTATTTGGGTAAATAAATTTTTCCTATACTCTGCAGCGTTACTCAGAGTCAGGCCAAAAAAGCGTGAGTCCAATTGGGATTGAGACTCTTTTACCTGTTCCTTGGGGAAAAAAAGTCAGATCTAAGTCTGGGTTGATTGTTTTTATATGTTCTCTTAATGCTCGAGCATCTCGAGCTAATAAATAATTATCTACAAAATCACGTATTGCTTTTTGAGATGAATCTCCTGCTACACTAGTAATTTGATGTTTTAATCTAGTAGAAATAGTAGCATCAGAATCTTTTTTTATCTTTTTTAAACTATCTACTTCTTCATTTATTTTCATTTCATCTCCATGAGTTAATAACTTAAAAGTAATTTCTGTTTTTGAATTTGGGAATGTAAAATTAAATTTATTTTCTCTATTCCATGATTTTTCATCTACTTTAACGTTTTCTAATTCAGCTAAATTAATAGTATTTTCTTCTCCATTATACTGAAATCTATAATCTGGACCATATCCTAATACTCTTGCTGCTATCATTACTGCATTTTTATCTCCTATTAGTAAATCATCATAATTAATTTTACTTACAATAAGTGATTCAAATAGTTTATCTAATACAATACCTTGTTGAATATACGCTATATTAGATAATATATCTTCTTCTTTAGCCGTCATGTATTTGATTTCAATTTTTCCGTCAGATAAAGGACTATTTTCTGGATAGAGTAAACCTTTAGATGGTAAATCTATAACTTCTGTTGGTAACTTAAATTCTGCCATAATTTATTTTAAATAACTGTAATTGTTTATTATACATATCAATATAAAAAAGAGACTTGACAAAGCCAAGCCTCTTTTCAGGAAATATTCAGGAATAAATATTTTTAGAAATTCAACACGCAATAATCTGGTTGAACTGTTATTTCTATATTTTGGGCAGCACTTTCTTCATCCCAGCTATAATCTCCAAAGTTTGCAGATGTAATAAAAGCTCCCTTCATAATCCATTCAGAAACTATATCACCTACAGGTCCTAAGACGTTTAGTGTTAAATCTTTTTTATAAAAATCAGAATAACCATCTCTACCTGTTACTGATTCGTGGTGTAATCTTACCCACTCCATTACTGCTTGTGCACCAGAAGGTGTAATTGGGTCAAATAATGTCATATTGATTGGATCCCAGGTTGTTTTACCTTTTACATATCTTTGAACGTTTATGTGGTTTAATGGAATTGATGCTTGTTGAACAGTAACTCCACCTACCATTTTAATTTGGTAAGAAGGTATACCATCTACTAGCATTATAAACCTATTCTTTTGTTTAGGTTCAAAAGCGGTAAAAAATATCTCGTTTGCTTGTAATACTGCCATTTTATTTTATTTATTTTTCTTTATTATAAATATTCTATTTCTAAGTTTTTATGCTGGGAATGTTGCTCCTGTTGGAAGAACATTGAAATCCAGTATAATAAATTCAGCTGTTTTAGTAGGTTGTAAATATATTTGACCTACCATTTCATTTCTATCAACAACATCTGGTGTGTTATTGCTATCATCCATTACAACTTTAAACGCGAATAATCCTTGTCTTTGTTGTACTGATTCTAGGTAAGGGTTAACTTGGCTTAAGAAATTATTTCTAGTGATAATTGTATTTTGATCAAATACTAATGTATCAGCAACTTGTCCTATAAAGTTCTTAAGAGCAATTAACAATCTTCTTACATTTACTCTATCTAAAGCACTTGCTTTTTTCTGTAATGTTTTCTGACCAAATACTACAACACCCTGTCCTGGGAATGTAGCTATTGGGTTTACATTTGCTTCATATAATGTATCTCTATTACCTACAGTTAATCTTCTTTCTGCGTTTACTACAGATAATCCACCTCTAGTTATACCTGCTGGTGCGAACCATGGATCTGAAGTTGAATCTGTAAATGCATAAACACCTGGTATTACTGTTGATGCTGGAACATATACTAGTTCTGATGTGTTTGCATCAACTACTCTAACCCAAGGCCAATATGTAGCTGCATAACTAGAATCAAATCCAGCTGCTTGAACTGTTACAGTGTTAATTGCTGTGTTATAATTTACTAAATCAACAATTGCCATTGCATCTCCTCTAGATACACAATTATTAACTAAAGTTGTTATTTGGCTACCTTGAGCAGCATTTGCTTTAATTAATCCAGGTACTGATATTACATTATATCTATAATCATCTTGATTTGCCATTAATGCTATAGCTTGATCATAATTAGCACCTACTAATCCTTGTGAATCTTTATTATCTATATTTTCGTAGAATTTCATTCCTTCTGGTCTTCCAAGAGGAATCATACTTCCAATAGCTCCATTCATTGATCCTGATTGTGGTGCTGCTGGTAAACTACCTGTAAATGTTGATTTTGCATTACCATCATTATCAAAATAATCTGGAGTTGGTTCTACTGATTTTACTCTTACATATGGTTGTGTAAGTGGATAATTTCCAGTTTCTTTAACATAAGTATCTCCACCATCAGTTACTACTGATTTATCCATATCACCTACTAATTTGGAAATATAATTTGGTGAATTTGGATCTAATGATACATTATTTAATGTAAATACTGGTTCTCTTTGAGTTGCATTATCATTACCTTTTCTAATTACTAATGAAAATGTACCTGATGCTGTATTTACTGTTGGAATTTCCCATCTAAGATTATCGACAGTACCATCCTGTAAAGCTCCATTTCCAATTTCTGTAACTCCAGTATTCATTATTGTACCTTCTGCTATTGTTTCTAATTGGAAAGGTCCAAAATTATCAGCGCCAAAATCTGGTCCTCCTGAATCTGTTGATCCTGTAGTTATTAATGAACTTGATGCAGGTCCAAATGATTGACTAACAACTCTAGTAACCCAAACTGAGTCACCACCTTGTTGGAAGTAATTTGATACTGCTATATTTGTTAAGAATGAATACGGTCTAGAACTACTTATAATTGTAGTTCCAAAAGTAGTAGTAAAATCACTATAAGAAGTGATTAATTGTGGAATTTCTACAGGTCCCTTCGCCGTAGGTCCTATTATCGCTGCTCCTACCTCCGTTGGTACAGGTTTAATGAAAGATGAATCATTTTCTCTTTGTAAAACCCCAGGGGATAAAATAGTTTCTGCCATCGTTAAATTATATTTTTAATATTGTTTTATTATAAATATTAAAAACCTTTTCAAAAAACTATTCTGATTTAATAAGCTCGCCGTTCTTTAAATCAATACGACCTTCACCATATTTATCTTGAAGTTTTGCTCCAATTTCTAATTGGCTTTTTCTATGCTTTTTTAAATCTTCTTCTAAATTTTCTTGTTCCTGATCTAAATCAATTTCTGCTATTTTAATTCTACCTGCCGTTATAAGAATTCTGTTTTCTTCTTCTTGTAACTTATTTAATTGATCTAGTTCTTCCTTTGATAACTTAATATTACTCATATTTATTTTTATTGGTTATAAATATATATAAAATCTTTTAAATCAATAAGTTGTTCCTTAATAGGTGTTTTATGTTTTAACTGTTTTAAACATCTATTAATAACTATTTCATCTGAGGATAATATATCTATTTTTAAATTAAAAATGTCTTTAATTATATTTGCTAATTCAAATTTTGAATTGCATTCACTTCCTATAGTAGTATCTACTTCATAAGTATCCCAATTATTTAACAAATTTAAACTAAATTTAGCCCAAAATAAAGTAGTACTACCATTCCACATAGCCTTATTTGATAGATTAATTCTAGACATATTTTTAATGTATTCAAACAAATAAGGTTTAGGAGTTAATTCTGGTCCTATAATTGAGGATCTTATAATTTTAGTGTTTTTACCCACAGTATTAATATAATATGAAGCACTAAATTTAGAAGCAGCATATAATCCTACTTCATTTTCAGAATCGGTACCGGGGTGGATTATTTTACAATTTTTTTCTTGATCTAAATACTTTGGCAATTCATGATTTATTGCTATTCCTTTTTTGTTTGGGTTTGTAACAGCAATACAGTTAATTATAGCATCACCATTAAAATTTTTTATAGTATTTTTAAATTCATTACTAGGCCATTTGTATTCAGTTGTAGTACACTTTATATTTTCATGTTCATAATACTTATGAACCATGGAACCTAACATTCCCTTATGTCCTAATATTAATACTTCCATGGTCTAAAGAAATCATATTTACCTAATATTTTAATTAATTCAGGATGTGAAACTGTAGTTTCATAACTGTTGAATTCATCTGCTATACTGTCTGCTGATACATCTTTATAATGCATGTAATAAGTATCATTATCTTCGTTATAAATCGTTCTAGGTGCTTCTTCTTTACTAACCATTATTTCATGTATTTTTTCTGATACCCTAGGTACGCCTATCTTATATTTTAATCCAAACTTATCTTTATAAATTTCAAACAAATCTTTAACTAGAAAGGATCTTAAATTTGGAACTACATTATAACCACTTACTTCTAATCCTTTTTCTATTAAATCCATAGCATCTTCAATATCAATCATAAATCTAGTCATTTCTTCAGAATATAAAGTAAGAGTATATCCTTTATCAATTGAGTCCCAAATTAAAGGAATAATACTACCTGTTGAATTTAAAACATTTCCATATATAGCAGATGATAACTTTACATTTGATTTCTCAGCATTTACTATAAATGATTCTCCTGCTATAAATTTCATTGAGCCATATAATGTAGTTGCTGCTCTAGATTTATCAGATGATATAAAACAAGCGGATTTAAAATTATTTTCTTCTGCTGCTCTTCTAGAATTAATAGCTCCATCAATTAATACTCTTACACCTTCTTCTACATTTTGATCTACAGCTTCTATTTGTTTTAGTGAGGCAGCAAAAATACCAATAGTATGTCCTTTAGATGCTCTTTTTAATAAATCAAAATTACGAACATCCCCAATAATACAATTAATATTTGGAAATTGTTTTTTTAAGTAATAATGTTTAGCCTCATCTCTAGAATAAACCGTAATTTTATTATCATCATAGTAACGTCTTACTAAATTAGATCCTAAAAAACCAGCACCACCTGTTATAAATATTTTTTCGTTTTTCATGGGTTTATAAATTTAATTTTTGGGAAAGGTACAATATAAGGTATACCTAAATGTTTTGTTTTTTCAATAATCATATCTGCAAAATTCCATGCTAAAATTAAAATGTAATCTGGAGGGTGATGTTCTAATATTTCGGGATTAAATATAGGTATTTTTCCATTTGATGTAAATCTATCATATCTTTCAGGTGATTCATCTACAATATACATTAAATCATTAGTATCCCAATTTTTAGTACTAGTTACTACATTTGCTCTACCAGATGCACCATAGCCAGCTACTGTTTTGTCTCTTTCTTTTATATAACCTAATTGAGCACCTAAATCATTTAGTGCAAAAGATATTTCAGTACTAAACTTACTTAAATCTTGGTAATCTTTTTCTATTTCTAAATACCCATCTACTCTTTCTTTTTTAGACTCTAATGTATCTTTAGTAGCTACAACTCTAATAGATCCACAATGTATAGGTACACTTTCAACATCTATTATTTTAAGATTATACTTAGAAAGTAATGGTATTAAACTAGTTACAGTATAATAAAATAAATGTTCATGATACATAAAATCAAACTGAAATTTGTCTACTAAGTCTACTAAATATTGTACTTCAAATATAAATCTACCTTTGGGTTTTAAGGAATAATGAACACCTTTGATTACTGAATTAATATCCTCGATATGTGCAAAGGTATTACTAGCTAAAATTAAATCAAATTTATCTTCCCATTCTTTATTTTTAGCAAAATTATAATTAAAAAAATCATCTATAATATCTAGTGATTTTCTTCTTCCTAATTCTACTATGTTAGTAGCAGGATCTACTCCTATAGTATTATGTATACCTCTATGTTTTAAAGCATCAAGTAAAGGGCCATCATTACAGCCAAATTCCAAAACTTTACTATTTGGAGTAATCTTTTGAGTTCTAACTAACCAATCTGCAAAGTTATTAAAATGATTTTGCATACCAACAGATGATATATACCTATAATCCTTAAATAAGGTTTTTGGTGGAATTAAAGTATTGGTCTGTACTAATTCACAATGTTTACATTTTACTATTTTAAGGGGATAAGTATTAATTTTAGCATCTGGTTCTTTAGGAAAACTCCCAGCTAAAGGAACTTCGCCAAAGTCATATATAACATCAAATTCAGTGTGCCCACATGATTCACAGGAAATACGTTCTTTATACGTTGTCATTTGCTACTTCTATTGCTGATATTAGGGATAATCTAATTAATTCTTTTGGAATTTCCAAACCATTTATAATAATTTTAAAATCTCTATTAGAGGAAATAAATTTAGTACCTTTATATTCCCCAATATATTCTTTTAATTTACTGTATTCAAAAGGCAAATATATTAAATGATAATCTATGACATTATTTGATTCGTCTTTTTTAATTTTTGTTTTATGGATAGTATCATAATCTAATTTTATTTCAATATCCATTTGATCTTGAATTTCAAATAAATACAATATAGCTTTTTCAGTACCTATTTCTTCTCCTTTAACCCATATTTTTTCTTGACCTAAAATCCATTTATAACCATCACTAGTATAATATTGGTTAATAAAATTAGTATCCATTTTGATAGAAGTAGTAACATCTTCACACCAATCTTTGAATGGTATTATTTTTGAATTTTCTGAAAATAATTTTTGGTACATATAATTTTCGGTAACCCCAAATCCTACATTAACGGCGTAATCATCATAATTTATTTCTTTTATTTTATCAATAAAGGGATTTAATTTTAAGGCACACCAAGACATATGTAATGCGGGATCATACTTTCCTCCATCATTCATTTTTACCTCACCATAGTCTAAAATAACATTATCGTGCCAATCTAAATATTTTTCAGTTTTATTTACTATATTATCTGTAATATTTAAATCATAATTTAAAACATATGCAGTATGATATCCTAATTCATAAGCATATGTAAGTCCTCTTTTCCATTGTTGTACAGCGGCATAACCATAATCTAAATATAAAGTATTTAGTTTATAAAATTTATGTTTAAGCCAATGTATAGTAGATCTATCTTGAAAATCCATTATAGGATTACTATAATCAAATAAAGTATAATCAGTTAAATCTGTAGCTTCTTCCTCTACGGGATAATGGGAAAATAATATAATATCCTTATTATATTTTTTTAATGATGTTAAAGTATTTTTTAATACTTCTTGTTTTTCTTTAGTATCGCAGTAAGCTGCAACTAAAAAACAATCATCATGCTTCTTTTTCTGAGATAGTTTGGTTATCACTTTTATTATATTCGTTTAGTAAACAATAGTATTTTCCTTTATAATCATAAAAACCTATTTTATCTATTTTTTTAGGTAAATTATAAAGTGTTTCTTTAGGTTCTAATTTTATAATTTCATCGTTTATTTTAAAATCAATAGGTTTATCTTCTTTAAAGTATCTAGATAGAAATTTTGGGTTATCACTTTTTTCAAAAAATATTCTAAATAAATCATTATATGTATTTTGGTTAAAAATATTAGGTGTACCAAAATCAATTTTATCTTTTATAACTTCATCAAAAACCTTATAATTAAAACGACTTAATAATACCCTCCAATAATCTTCAGCAGTTGGAAATACTGCCCAAATTGAATCTTTTCTAATTTTTACATAATCTTCTAATTTAAAAGTAGGTAATAAATTTTTAAATTGTTCCTTTTCAATTATGCTAAAAACTAAACTAGGCCATCTTTCATCTTCATTTGAATCTTGAACTTTAGATGCTATAAAATTATGACTTGGATTTAATAATTCTTGAAGGATGCCTTTAGTTAAAACAATATCATAATTAATAAAACTAAAATAATCATAATTTAAATTAAGTATAAATTTACCAGATTTAATATATTGATTAAATACTGTCCAACCATAATCTGACATTATAACTTGTAATGAAATTTCTTTACCTGGTTTAGATGGATGGTGCCTATGATTCCAGTATCTAAATTGTCTTAATGGGGGTGAAAGTATAGGATTATTTTTATCATAAATAAAATATTCTGCTTTTTGTTGTATTTCTAAAGGGATAGGTATATGAGATACTAATAACACATGATGACCATTTTGTTTTAATAAATTAATATTATCTACTAATACTTTTTGTTTTTTTTCAGTATCACAATGACATGTTAATATTACTAAATTATTTATCATAGCATGCTATATATTTTGTTGTATCTAAACTTTTAGTGTATTGAGTTATACTTTCATATTCTATATAATTAGTATCACTATTACTTTTAAACCAATCTCCATTTTTATCTTTTAATTGATTAATTATTTCTTGTTCAGATTTATATAATTTTAGTAATTCTAATTTCTTTTTTAAAATATCTTTAGGTAATTTATTTGTATCTTTTCCAAATACACAAAACTTTTTACTTAATTTTTTTATAGTTTCGAATAACCTTTTATGTTTAGGATGACCATATTCTCCTATTGGGTTATGAGTTACAATTTTTTTCCACTCTTTAGATAATAAATTTTTAAAGGGTTCTAAATCATATGTTGAAGTTTCGTCTTTACTAGTTTCATAATCTTCTAATGAATCTTGGAAATCCCACATTTCATAGGACCCTACATTAAGTTTTTCCATTACAGTTTTAAACTCATTACTTCTAATTTTATTATTTTTATTAGTAATACAAACTACTTTATATTCAGGACCATATTTTATCAATTCAGCACCACCAAATATTAATTCATCATCAGGATGAGCTACTATCATTAATTTATCTGTTTGATAATCTTTAAAGGCATTACTTAGAGTTTCGGCATTTTTAGGTAATACTGATGGGTCTGGCCCATGAATAAAAATTGGTTTATTGTCACCTGTGGTATACATAACATCAAACCCTTGTTTTAAAAAATAACTATTTACTTTTATTTCATTTTCACTGCTATAATAATTGTTCCAAGTTACAGGTAATGTATTATAGTTTTTACCTGATCCCCATAATATATTATTTGCTACTCTTTCTTCTGAGAATGCGTTATCATCTACCCATATTTTTATATTTTGGTTATCTAATTCTTCGTTCCATTTTAAACAATCTTCAAAAAACTTTTTACAGTTATCATTGTAAAAATAAAATCCAGTTGCTATAATAGTGTTGTAGGGATTTCTATCTATACCTTTAATAGAAGATAACTCACCTCCGTAATTTCCTGTTAATTTTATATTATTAATTATTCTCCATTGATTAATATCACCATGAAAGTATTTCATAAATAAAGGATAATCATCTAAGTTTCTACTAAGTTTAATAGTATTATCAATTTCTTCAGTAACAAATGCATCTCCATCTAACCAAGCATAGTTTTCATATCCTTCTTCTAATGAATCTATACTAGCTAAATATTTAGCAAAATATAATGAATAATCTTTATCAAATAAATCCTGTTCTCTTTGGGGTGTAAAATTAGGTTTTTTAGAAAAATTTACTCTTTTATTAATAACATTTGGTAATTCTATATTAGATTCACAATTAAAACCATAAACTATTAATTTATATTTAGAATACTTTAATAAACTTTTTGCTAATACCTCAATCATTTTTAAATACCCTTCATCTCCTCCTGTTATCCAAATAAATTCTTTCTTTTCTACACTCAATAATCTTTTTACAGAATTAAATACCTTATTAACTGATAAAGATTTCATACAAATGTGTTGTAATTTTGTACCCTTGTGTTCTGGGCACCAATCCCAATCTCCTGCATCAAAAACATATTCTGGTTTTACCCAACAATCATGACATACTGATTTATTTTCTATTTTAGTTAGATTATTAGCAAATTCATACCCTTTAGGTATAAAATTATTAATCATTAAAGTGTGTTTATTTAAAGCCCAATTAGTCCAAGATAAACCAGAACCTAAACCTATAAATAAGTCTGCGTGGTGAAGGTAATTCCATGTACTAGGCCAACTTAAATCTTTAGGGGTAATTATATGCTCACCCTCAAATCCCTCATATGATAAATTAATAATTTTATAACCTAAATTATGTAATTTTTTAGCTAATTCTCTCCATTTTTCATAAGGCCATTCTTTTAATCCTGATGTTGATCTAGGGCCTATACAAATGTATTTTTCTTTTATTGGTCTTTTTTTAGGTTTAAAATTAACACCATAATTAATTTCTTTATAAGGTAAACCTAATATATCAGTAGCACATTGAATTAAGGGCACAGTATTTGGTTGTATTTTATTACTATGACCATTATCCCATTTATCTCTTTTTTTAAACCATCCTATCTTATAATGGGCATAGGATTGAAATGGTGTATCTGGTTTTATAAATTCTATGTTTTTATATGATTCTAATCCTTCAAACCATTCGTTATGAAATGAACTTACTATTACATCACATTTGTAGGTATTTTTAAATTCTATTACTTGAGGCATCCAAGCTAATGTATCTCCTATTGATTTAGAATCAAATGATATTTTTACTTTTTTATTAGTTAAATCAAATTTATGAATTATTTTTCCATTTACCTTAATAATCCAAGGAATGTAATATGCTTTACTACATTTAGTCCACATTTTATTAGTTATAGTAGCAGAGTGTTCTACTTTTCCAGTTATACCATTAATAAATTCAACTTTATACTTTTTACTATGAGATCCAGTAACTTCAACTTTTGGTCCTAAATCAAAATTAATTATAATTTCATTAGGTGGTAGATTATTTATAAATTCATTTGTAGTATCATATGCTATTTTAGCAGCATTAGCCCATGTAAATTTAGTTCTAATTATTTCAGATTCTTTTAATGCTCTTTTTTTATGTTTATCATAATTTTCATAAGCATCTCTCATTACCTTTCTTAAATCTTTAAAATCTGGTTCGTAAAATTCTCCACGAATCAAATGTCTATGGAAAGATGAATATTCTCCTCTTTGAGCAGGTTCCATATGACTAATTTTAACTGGTAGTCCTAAGCCTTCTGCAAATTCTAACTGACCACTACAATTAGAGTAAATAGAAGGGGTACCACAAGCCATAGCTTCTATTAAAGGTAAATTCCATCCTTCAGATCTAGCACATGATAAAAATACATTACCACTTTGAAGATATTTTACATAATCTTCTCTACTAGGAAAATGTAGTATTTTTAATCTAGGATCATCTAATTTATAATGTTTTAATCTTTCTTCTGTGTTTTTTAACCCATCCTTAGCATAAAAATTATCTATAGATAATATTAAATCAACTGGTTCATCTGGGTTAAATTCATCTAAAAATGCCTCTACTAATTCTCTAGTTGATTTTCTATAATCCCATCTTCCAAAATGCATAAATTTAAATCTTCCATCATCAAAATCAGGTAATTTTACTTTTGGATCAGGTTTAAATAAATTTCCATCTACTGCCTCAGGTACTACTTTAACTTTTTCAGGTTTTGCTCCTTGTTCAATAGCACATTGCCTTTGCCATTTAGATGCTACCCATAGCTGATCAAATGTATTCCATAAATTAAAGAAGTTTTCGTCCATTCTAGTAGATTCCCAAACTAAATAACCTATTTTAGGACCTTTATAAACACTATGATAAAAATGATGGTTACATTCATTTAATATAATATTAACATTATGGTCAAACTCATTTGGATATTGAGTATACATTTCATAATCTAATAAATGTTTAGTAGCATCCTGATGTTGCCATAATGCTTGATAATTTAATAATTTTTTATCTGTGTCAGTTAGGTATTTTTCACCATTATGAGGTTCATCATTCATACCCTTCCAAGATTTTGGATTAATTGAAAAGTTTCTAATTTTTAGGGGAGCTAATTTTTGAAGTTCATGTGCTAAATTTTGAGCATGATTATTATAACCTCCTTGGCCTATATAGCTAGTATGAAAGAATATTTTTGGTTTGGGCATGAATAAAACTAATCTAAGTTGACATTAATATAATAAAAACTATTTAAATTTCCAAGAATTTTACATTATTCTCTTGTAATAGAACCATCAGGATTAACATTAGAATTTGGTCCTAATACATCACTAGCTGATGGATTTGAATCTTCAGTTACTACCTCATTAGTAATATTAATAATTGATCTTGAATTCCATTTTTTAATTGAATTAAGATCTTTCTGTATTGTATCAGGTATAATATATCCTCTTAATCTTATATTAAAATTACCTTTTACTAATCTATCATTACCTGCTGTTAATTCTGTTGTAGATGTAAATGAATCTATAAATGCTCTAAATTGATATCTTTCAGGATTACCCCAATATGAATCAGAAGCATATTCCATTTGTTCAATTAATTTATTTAATTGTTCCATATAATACGTTTGCATCAGGCAACTATAATTAAGAGTTACAAAGTCAGGTACTGCTACGGCCTCATACTGTTTAACGGGTTTTTTATTGTTTAATACGTCAAAATTGCTATAAAAATTACCTGGGTAATATTTAGTTTGAAATGAAGAATATAAATTAGGTTGATTTGAATCTAATTTATTATATACCGTTCTATCTTTTTCTATAGTATCTCTTTTAATAACAATAATAGGTAACATTATAGCTCCTTTTTTATCTCTATAATAACCATCTCTTTGAAATGAAACCCATCTTTCTGGTGCAGCATATATTATAGGTACTTCTCTTCTATTACCATTTTGATACACAAAAGGTTGTATTATATTATTAAAATAATAAAAAACAGCTTCATCTATATCTTTAATACCAATAGAAAAGGGTTTTTCAGTACTATCTCTAAAGCTGACTTTTTCTGCTCTGTTAAATGTAATTCCAGTTTGTTGTTCTAACGGTACATTTTGAGTATTAGGATTACCTATTGAAGTATCAAAAGCTTTTTGTTGAGCTTCACTTAATCTCCTTTGAGTTGTTGGTATGGGTTTTCTAATTTTGGACATTAAAATCTTTCTTTATAAGGTGAAATTGCTACTTTATCTGCTGGTATGTAGTAACATTCACATAGTGTTGATATATTAGCTCCAAAATCACCTAATCCTGGGTTTAATGGGTTTGGCTCATTTGGATATGTTGGATTTTTTCCACTCCAATATTGATTATTTACTGTACTATGTACCCCATAATAACCTTCTTGATATAAAATTATATCACCAATTTCAGCTTCAACTTGAGCATCTTTTAAATCTTGTCTAAAGAAATAAAAATTAATTCTTTGATTAAAGAATATTCCTTCTTCTGTTTCTCCATATTGTTGAGGATCTCTATCAATTAAACAATTAAATATAAAAGGACCATCATAAAATTTTTCACCAGCTGATTCACCATATAGATTTACTTTAGTTTCTTCTAATTTATATTTATAGAAAGATGCCTGTTGAGTAATAACATTACCCAATAACTCTCGGTTTAGTTTATTAACTAAACTTACATCCCTACTTCTAGCGAACATTGCCATATTATCCTATATAAATTGTATAAGGCACCATTGATGTTTCAATCATAACTGCTTCAGCTTCTTTAGCCCTTCTATCTAGGGATCCTAATCTTGAAGTTTCATCAAAGTACGCTCTTAATCTTTCTAATAATGCTGTTTTTTCTGCTGTCGCAGCTGCAATTAAATCTGCTTGATTTAATGTCATATCTGCATTTGGTATTGGAATAGTACTATATTTACCTCTTACATATCCTAACATTTCTTTAGCTATAGCTAATGTCATTTCAAAAATCCATTGTCTTCCAATAGGATTTATTTCGTCATAATTTGGATTACCATAAGGAACATTAGATACATTATTAACTACTCCTGGTATTATCATTGAAGAGCTTTCTACTCTTTCATCTCTATTAATGTATTCAAAAAATAAATTACCACTTGAAGTAACAGGTATTGGGAATATTCTAATTTTATTATCATGAATTTCAAAACTGTAATTAGATCTCCTAACCATTTCACTCATTTCTATTTGTTGAATTACTCCTAAATCATAATTTAGGGGCATCATTAAGAAATTAATTGCAGGACTATCTCCACCAAAACCAAACGAATCAAATAAATTCATAGTACCAAATCCAGACCCAACATATGGATCATAATATCTAGTAATCGCTGGTGATTCTTGATAAAATACTCTCATTACTTCAATACCTAAAGAACTTGTTATGCCTTGGCTTGTAGCCCAAGATTTTAAATCATAGTCCTGAACACTATTAGTTAATGGGATTTTACCTGTATGCCACGGTATATTACCGCCTACCCCTGCTTCTGAACCATATTGCTGAGTTAGTATAAATATTGGTTCAAAACTTGGAGTTATTATTGCATGGTTTTGGTTAGATGATGTTGGTAACCCTTCAAAAGTTAAAATGTTATCTCTAATTTTATAAGCATACAATTCATTTCCATATATTGTTATAGCTTCTTCAAAAGCAGTATAAAAAGATCCAGATTGTAATTCAATATCTACTAAAGGATAACCCATTCTGTTAGCACAGAATTTAGATACTCTATCAGCATCTATTTGAAATGCTTCTTGATAATCATAAAATCCAAAAGGGGTTTGCCCTGGTTGGAACGAAGAACTACCTTCCCAAATTGGTACATTCATAAATTATTATTTTTAATTACACACTAAAAAATATTCTACATTTCCTACACTACCTGAAGGATGGGCTTTAACTGATGTTATATGTCCATACTTATTGTAATTTGCATCTTCAACTACAATACTTCCTGTAAATTCTGCTGATGATAGCAAAAATGAACCTTGTGGTTTTAAATCAAAATTTGCTACTTCTGTTGATGCAGATTCTAACATTAAATTTATAGAATGAGTAGTGTTTAAGTTTGTTACTCTAGCATATTTTAAACTACTAGTTACAAACTGACCTGCTCCTACTACATTAGATAAATCAAATAATGTACTTTCTGAGCCTGAAGGTATTCTTAAAACTCTATTATCTGAATATGAAACATTTTTAATAGTAATATTTAAATCACCTCCTCTTGGGTTTGAATCTGTAAAAAGTCTTTCTCGTATTAAAAGGTTAAAATCGGCCATTATTATTTTTTATTATAAATATTAGAGATATTTTTATTATTATAAATATGAAAAAAAAGCCCCGCTAATGCGGGGCTAATTTTTTGACTGTTATCTTAAATCAATTACTTATTATAAAGTATTTAATCCAGCGATATCAATCACACCATAGAATTCTGGTCTTACGATTTTCTTAGCATATCTTGTAAGTAATCCTTTTCTAGGCGTGAACGTAGATGGATCATATACTAATGGAGTCATAATTAACGGAATATATGGAGCGAATACAGCACCACACTCAAGGAATTGAGATCCTCTAAATCCTACTAACATTTGGTTTGTAGTCATGTAAGGGTTTTTGTAGACTTTATATCTACCATTTAAACTTCCTACTTTTTGTACACCAAACGCGTAAGTAGCTTTAGCAGCATCACCATCAGAATCAGCAGCAAATCCTGGAATTGATTCTAGGATAGTACCAACAATTGGAGAACATACTAAGAAATTAGCACCTCCTCTAAGAGTTTTCTGGTGAATGATATTACTCAATTTTTGGATTTTAGTTCCTAAAGTTTGGAACCATTGTCCTTGAGAGTTATAGAATCCTAAGTCTGAAGTTGTAGCTCCAGATAGTGATTCGTTGTTTTTAGCAGACCATACTTCAGTTGAAGCAGCTGATTCAATTAACATACTTAAGATTTCTAAGTCAATTTCTAATGAAATATACTCACTTAAGATTGAAGTTAATTCAGCTTCAGCATCTAATGCATGATAAGCGTTCAAGTCTTGAGCGAACTCAGGCGTCCAAACAGCTTTCAGTTTTCTTGTTTTAGCAACAATAGCTAATGACTTCATTTGTACATTAACTTCAGGAATACTGATAGGGTTATTGTTATTGTTTAGACCTAAGTTGCCATCTTCGAAATCACCTCTATACTGATCAGTTGGTTGTAACTGGAAAGAAGCGGTAACACCTGCTCTTGCAGCGTTAGCACCACCTGGTAAATCAGTTGCTAATGCAATAAAAGATACATATCTATTTGCACTTGCAGAGTTAAATTGTGGAAGGTTTTCAGCAAAAGTTAATTGTGCTGCTCCTCCTGAAGATGAAGCAAATCTAAATCCTAATACTCCTTCGAAATCAGCATTTTGACCATCAAAGTCAATTGTGTGTTTTCTATAGTCTCCGAATGAAGCAGAGTAATTAGAATCATAGTTCATATCTTTCCAAGTTGCTACACTAGGTGCGGCACCTGTAAGAGCTAAACTTTCAGTGTTGTTGATAGAGTAAGTAAATCTACCTGGACCATAAAGACCACCAGTAACTGTAGTTTCAAAATCAACTGATCCTGTATTTCCGTATACTGATTGTCCATTAGTAAATGGAGTTTTTTCAGTACCATAAAGGAAATCCAAGAAGAACACTAGACCAGATGGTAGATTCATTGGTTGTACAGAAACAAATTCTTTAGAAGCAATTTGTCCAAATACTTTTCTTACCAACGGAAGAGCTACACCTGCCCATTGTCCACCAATACCTGCAGTAAAGTTACCTTGTGAAGCAACACCACCACCTGTTTGTGAACTTTCAACAACAAGCTGTTTAGCTTGGTTTTCAAGGATCATAGACATGTTATTTCTGTTTACGTCCTCTAAACCTTCTAATAAGCCTGTTTTTTCCCATTTGTTAGCTAATTTAGCTGCGTCACTCTGTAGAGAGTGATATGGGTTTGCGCTTTCTAATAAAGTGTTTAAACTCATTTTCGTGTTTTTAAAAGGTTAAAAATTATTTAATTATACCAGCTAGTTTTTTAAATCTAGCTACCATCGCATCTGATTCAACTATTGGTTGTTTTGTTACAGGAACTTTTCCTGCTCTTGAAGCTGATCCTTTTATTTTATTAACTGGGGAACTATCAATAATTCCTTCATTTAATGTATTAAAAATAGTTTTAGCTTCTTTAACATCCTTAGCTTTGTCGAATGCTTTTAATACCTTAACTTTCTTGTTTTCAGTTAAGTTTTTAGCTTTAAAGATTTTGTTAGTATAAAGTAGTTTAGCGTTTAATAGATTAACCTCATTAACTTCTGATTTCAATTCATTAATTGAATCTAAAGCTTCTTTAAGATCTTCTTCCATTTTTCTCATCTTCTCAGTTTCAATTTCAGGTCTTGATTCCTTTTTGAACTTACCGCCCTTCTTTTCATCATCGCCTTTTCTTTGAACTGGTGAAGACATTTTTTCTTCTACTTTATCTTCCTTATCTTTGTGCATTCCTTCGTCAATTTCGACATCTACGTCTACGTCTTCTACGTCTTCGACTTCAATTTCGTCCTCAACAAAGTCATCACCTGGTTCAATTTCACCAGCTGACACCATGTCCTTAATTACATCCTCGATAAAGCCTTTAAGGTCGTCTTCTGACATGTCTTCAAGATCGATGTCTTCGTCATCCATTCTATCTTCCATATCTTCTTTCTCGTCTTTCATACCATCAAGATAGCCTTCTTCTTCAGCATCAGTTCTAGCATCTTCCTTAACATCGTCTTTGTCATCTTTCATTTCTTCTTTGACATCGTCTTTGTCTTCGTCTTTTGCTTCTGATACTTTCATATCTTTAAGTTTGTCTTCGATATCATCTTTCGCATCTTCGAATCCATCCTTATAGCCTTCTTGTTCAGCATCTGTACGAGCGTCTTCCTTAACGTCTTCTTTATCCAATTCTGCAAGTAATTCGTCCAAGTTGATTTCTTCGTCAACTTTGTCATCTTTTTTAGATGAATGCATTCCTTCCTTTTTTACATCTTTGTCATCTTCTTCATACTTTTTAGACATTTCTTCTTTTTTAACGTCATCTTCTTCATACTTTTTACCGTATGCTTCGTCAACGTCTTCTTTGTCCATCTCTTCAAGTTTTGCAGATAACATAGATTTCAAATGAGGAGTAAATGCCTCTTCTAGTGCTAATTTAGCATTTGCAATAGCTACTTCTTTTACAGATTTAGCATCAGCAATTGCTTCCTTAAGCAAATCTCTGTTTTTTGACATAATCACAAAATTTTTTTTGGGAAATACGATTATTATAGAATCGTAATAAGAAATTATACATTAATTAACATCATATAAATGATGATGTATTACGATTATACGTATATGAATATTTATAAAAATATAAGAAAATTAATAAACTGGGCAAGAGCCTTTTGAACAAAGTATTTCTCTTACTACTTCGTTAACTTTAGTGTAATCATATATAAGGGTTTCTTTACCTTCTTTAATTACTTCGTGCATAAATGATCCTGGGTTTGAAGGAGTAGATACAAAGTCCCAACATAATAATTCAAAATCATCCTGGACTTCCATAACATTACCTCTAGGTTCTAATGAACCCATACCTCTAGATGATACACCTACTGTTACACCATTTTTAATTAGTTCTTTAAGTATATTTCCTGAGGGTGTAGGTAAAATTTCTATTTTACCCATTACATTATCTCCATCCCACCAAAAGTCATTTACTAAATGGGAAACATTTTTTAAATTAATAACCGAAGATTCTGGGTGGTCTAATTCTCCACATGATCTTCTTTCTTCAACTATTTGTTTATACTTGTCTAACTCTCTATTCCATAAATCTTTAGAATAGTATCTACCATTACCATTTTTTACTTCGGCAGTAGCTAATATACCTTCTACAAGTAAATTACCATTCTCCTTATTTATGTTTTCGTTTAATTGGGAAGGAGAAATTTTAACAGCGTGAGTTTCTATTAAAAGTTTTCTACTCATTCTTATTTATTTACAGCATATGCTGATGTTGATTGTCCTACTTTTTTAGGATCTCTTTCTCCTGCTGCTCCTCTAGTTGGGTTATTTTTTTCATTCCAGCTTACAGCATCCATTTCATCTACCATCTCTTTTCTTGAAAATTTCTTACCACAATGTTTTTCATACAATTTTTCCATTTTAGCTTTTCTTTTTTCTAAAAGCTTAATTTCTTTTTGCATGTCCTTCATTTTCTTTTTATCTACTAATTCTTTTAAATTTTCATCTTCTTGAATTGAGCTTAATCTATTAATTTTTTCATCAATATGATCGTGTAAGAATTCTAACTGAGCTTCCATTTTTGTAATTTCTGCTGCTTTACCAATTTCTGCTAATTTAGTTTCAATATTTTCTTTTTTAGGTTTTTTCTTAGCCATTGATCTTTTAATAGCTTTATCTCTAGCAGCTAAATAATCATCAGAATCAATATCTCCATCACCATCATGATCTTTTTTCTCATCTAATGCAACATCAGTATCTTTATAAGATACATTAGTACCCTCATCTTCTTTAACTTCATTTTCTGCATATAATGAGTTGTGGTATTGTGAACCTGCTTCATCTGCTTTAAATTCACCGGCTTCAGCCATCATTTGTCTAATTACTTCACCTGACATAGCTGCTAATGAATTAGAATTTCCAGTGGTTACAACACCACCTATAGCTCCTAACTTATCTAAAGATTCTTTTATAGGTTCCATTTGATCACTTCCTTCTTTTAATTTTTCACTATATCCACTAGCTGCATGATCTCCATCTACTACTTCTGTTTTAGGTTGTTCATACCCAACACCTACACCAAATTGTCCTTCTTTAACATAGTGTAAAGGATCTTTTACTAGATTTTTTATAGCTAATTCTTGTAATTCTTTTAAACCTAATTCTGGGTTGCTTTTAGATTCATAGTAAACACCATTTAATAATTCTTGAGCATTAACATTATTAATATTTTCTACATTAGTATCATAGTCGTAGTTACGGCTTTCTATATTTTCAACAGATTTTGATACTTTTTTGGAATCAGCTTTAATTTTTTCTTCTTCTTCTTTAGTATTGACTTTTTTATCATCATTAATTAAAGGCTGTAGTGGGTTTTCTTTTTCATTTAAAAACTGTTTAAATTTATTTTCCCAATTTTCTTTTTTAGAAAGTGAATCAATTTTAGTTATTGGTTTTAGGTCAACGTATCCTCCTACATTTTCGTTAATTATCCCTTTATTTTTTAGGATTTTTGTAGTGTTATCAAAATTAAGAGAATTATTTAAAAGATTAGGATATCTAGATTTTGCATCTTTCATAAATACATCTTTATGTCCTTTACCCTCTGTTATTAAGTTATATTGTTCTTGTAATGACTTCATGTTTATTATTCTTTATTATTTTTTAATAGTGTTTCTATATCACTAATATAATCATTAATTAAATCAGTTCCAGTAACTACTGAAAAACTGTTTGGATTATCTCTATAATATTTTATAGTATTTATTTTAGCTAACCTCAATGGTTTTTTTATAGCTTCCAAACGTTTTTCTATTTCATCAAAAGCATTTATTCGCTTTTCTTGAAATTTTTCAACTTTACTTTCTACTTCTTTTACTAATGTATATTTATACATATTGACTCTTTTTGAATAGTTAAAATAATTTATTTACTTCAAGTCCCGAGCCTTTTATTTTTTTAGGTACTAACTTATACTTAAAAGCTTTTACATAATAGTTATCATTTACCCCATCTTCACTTGCTTTTGGTCCAGGACCTAAATCTGCACCATCTCCGTATGCTTCCTTTGTTATTGCTTTATCAATTACTTTAGCCTGTTTATCATGTGCTTTGACTGATTTTTTAAGTTGTGAAGATACTTTTTTAAGTTTGTTTATTTCGGATTTAGTTAATTCTTTTTCATTAACTGGTTTATATCCTAATTCTTTATAAGCTTTATCATTTGGTTTTTGTCCTTTTAATCTAAATGCATAAGGTGTTGCATACTGACCACCTATTCCAGGTGTAAATGTTGCTTGACTAGCTGCTCCACCTCCTGTCATTGATACTTCTTCTATGCCATCTTCATAATATTCTTCATCCTCTTCATACTCATCATCTTCATAGAAGTCATAATCATCTTCTTCATCATACTCATCATCTTCAAATTCAGATTCAAAATCAAACATTTCTTTTTTTAATGGAGTATATTCATCTATAGGAGTAGCTTCAACGTGATCTAATATTTTTTCTAAAGCAAATTTAATTAATCTTTCATATCCTTCCTCAGGTGCATCTATTGCTTTATTAAATGTCATTTTTAAAGTAGATTGTAAATCAAAAGGAATTTGGTCTGAATTAACTAAAAATGAATGAGCTGGACCTGCCGTTTCAGCTCCGTATCCTTTATAAAAATAATCACCATCATTATAAAATCTATAAAGTAATCTATTAATAGCTCTTATCAATTCTCCTTCTACTGTTTCTGCCGCACCACTTGCTGGTACTAACTGTTTAAATAGTTCATCACTTCTTTTTTCTAATTCACCACCTACAAATTCTTTCATTAAGTCAGGACCTGCTGGTGTGTCTCCTACTACACCATCTTCACCATATCCACAGGTACCTTCTTTTACTTTTTCTTCTTTATCCAAGTCTAAAATACCCTTACTATACATTTCTCCAATTCTAGTAATTCTTTTATATTGATCTGGGTATTCATTTCTTAAATGGGTTCTAATTGCATTTCTTAGTTTACGAGCACTTTCGTAAAACTCTCTAAATTTTGGATCATCCTTAGTTTTAACATAAACTCTTTTAGACACATCAACTAAATCATCCATCTCATCATATAATTTTTCAAAACCAGGTAATTGGGTTATTTTCCAACTTACTTGTCCTGTTACAGGATCAATATTAGTTATTTCTGATTTTCTTTGTCCATCGTCACTAAAAGTTACCTGTCCGACTTTAAATTTTCTTTCAGGTATTCCTAGTTCTTTTGATGCTTCTTTAGCCGATGCTTTTTTGGCTAATTCGGAAAGTTTATATCTGTACGCCATTTGCTACTTTTATTTCTTTTACTAGTTCATAATAACGTAACAAATCAACTAAATTATCATCACCAACTTTTGAAGATTTATCTAATTCAGTTAAATACTTAGAAACTTCTTTAATTTTTATAGCAGTTGCTTTATCTTTTATATTTTTATTTTCTTTAACTAAAGAATCTCTTAATTCATTAACTTTTGAATTATAAAAATTTCTTAATCTTGGAGCAGAATCAACTGAGTTTATGAATTCTTTTAGAACTTGTTTTTGTTCTTTAGATAAATGTTGATACTTATCATTAAATCTTTCTAATAAAACTTTATAAGTTAATATTCTAGTATCTTTATCGTAATTAGAAAATTCTTCAATTAATGTTTGTTTTTTTTCTTCAGATACTTCCTGCTTAGTTAAAAATTCTAATAAAGTAACTTTATTATCAACTAATTGTTGAGTATCACTTATATTTTTACTATTATACCCTTCAATTAAAGTATATAAAGCAGCTAACTCTTTATAATTTTTAATTTTAGAAGAGAAAAATTCTTCAACTTTATAGTTATCCTTTATTTCTCTAATTAATTGATATTTTTGGTTTCTTAGTTGTCCCTTATTTAATTTTTTAGACGCATCTAAAGCAGTTGTAATAAACACATTAGCTCTACTTTCATTTAAAACTTTAGATTTTAATATAGTTTCATATAACTTATATTCACGACCTAATTCTGTTTTAACAAAAAATTTCTTTAGTATGTCTATTGCCGGGGAATTATCTCCTTTTAAAGTATCTGCTGTTATTTGTCTTACTAACAGTTCGAAAAGGATACCAGGATTTTTGTACTTTGAGTGTTTTATTTTCATTAAAAAATATATTTATTTATAAATATTAGACTTTTTTTACTCTTTCAATTGTGAATCATCTAATAATTTAGAATCATCTTTATCTTCTTCAAATATTAATTTTTTCTTATTTAAAGATTTAAATATGTCCTTATTTTTTAAATAAGCCATTTTTGCACTTTCAAGAGTAGGTCTTAAACTATCACCATCATTTTTATCTTTATCTTTCATTCTTTTAACACCTAATCTATCTTTTCCAAAATTATCGTCTTGAGTATTTCTTTTTACTTGTTGCTTTTGAGGGCGACCTAATGCAGGATCATCTTTAGCATATTCTTCTGGTTTAGGTACTCCTCCGGGATTTGTATACATTCTTCCTTTACCATATAATGAAGCTAAATCATGTGGTGTACCATAAGATTTACCTGTTTCAACTGGGTCATTACCTTCTGCTTCTATTTGAGCATTTCTAAATTGACGTTTAGAATCTTCTCTAACTAAGTCTCTATATTCTTCAACTTCACCATCACTAAAGTGATATAAATTATCATAAATCCAATCTGAAGGTACTAATTTTTGTTCTAATAACTGTCCCGATAGTTCAGCTTTAGATTTTAATAATTCCATCTTTTCTTGTTCATATATAATTGATGGAGTAGTCATATCTAAAGTAAAGTTTGTTAACTTTTCATCAGTATAACCTTGAGTATATAAATGTACTAATGCAATTTTATTTAATTCTGATAGTACTATTTTTTGAATTCTATCAATAGTACGAGCAAATCTAATATCTTCAGCAGCTAATGTTGCTTTACCTTCTATATTTTCATCATATCCTAAAAATGCTTTAGGAATTTTAAGTGCTGCGAATAATTTATTTCTTAAATATTCTACATCTTGGATACCATCATAATCTAATCCTTTTGTAGTATCTATTCTAGTTGTAGTGTCATTACCTCTTACTGGGATGTAAAAATCTTCTAACATGTTTTGCATGTTATATTTTAAATTATATTCACCTGTATCTTCATCTAAATAAGGAGTACGTTTCATTTGTGAAATAGTTTTTTGCATAAATGCTTCTATTTCATTTGGAGGTATAGCTCCAACATTCATATAAAATACTCTTTTTTCTGGGGCGCGAGCAATTCTATGAATTAACATTGCATCTTCCATCAATGTATATTGTTTAAATAATTTTCTAGCTGGTTCTAAATAACTTCTTCCATAAGGTAAATAATTTACATCAGATATTAATCTAAAATGAGCCATTTCATAATTATCAAAGAAAATACCATTATCATCAGCTCCTCCTATTCCATACCCTGTACCATACATCCCCGTACTATCACTAAGAATACCATCAGGGCTAAATTTAAATCTTATATCTGATGGGTTTTCTTCATTAAATCCTTCTTGTCTTTCAATATGGAAAGCTGTATAAGGTATTACATTATAGACTCCATATTTTTCTGCTATTTCTAATTTTAGGAAAAAGTCACCATATTTACACATTTGTCTAATCCAAGCCCATAAATTAAATTCAATGTTTAAAACATCATAAAATAAATTATATAATATTTTTTGTATGTCTTCATTTGAACTCCTAATTTGAAGTACTTCTCCCATATCATTTTTCAATGTAGATTCATCAGATACAATATCTAATGCTGAAGCACATATTGCATCCGAATCCATAACATCATATTCTGAGTATAGTTGTGGTCTTAACCATTGATAATTAAAACTAAATTGTCTACCTAATAATGATGTAGGTGTTGTAGTATAAATTCTATTATATCTATCTACTAATGAATTAGTACTAATATCACCCATTTGTTGAATAGTACTAGTATCTATTGTCTTTATTTGATTTCCTCCAACGTTCCTTATAATAACGTCAGTTGAAAATAATCTTCTTAATCTTGAAAATATGCTTTTATCAGCCATATTGGTATATAGTTATTGTTATAAATATTATCATAGAAGCCAACTAATGTCTTCTTTTCCTTTTTTTGTTTTTATATGGTAAGGATTGTCTTCACCTTTAGAAAAGTAACTACCTTGATATGGAGTTCTGTTAACTTTCATATTGGTTAAAGATTGTTTTGTTATATCCAATCCTCTCTGTCTAAATTTTAATGCTGTGTCTCTAATGTACATAGCAATGCCAAAAGCCATTACTAAATCATCATTATAACCTGATTGGGCTTCTGGTCTACCATTTCTCCAAATAAATGTTTTCATTTCTTCTATTAATCTTTTGGATTGAAATGTTACTCCTTTATCACTTAAATATTCTTGAAATTTCCCAATTACCATTGGTCTTGTTCTAGATGACATTGTAAAACCAGGAACCATTCTTGAATTATCTTGGTATTTATCAAAATAAGAATTTACATTAGGTTGATCTGATTTTGGAGAATAATATAAATTAGGGTAATTTCTATCAATCGCAACTTGTATAGTTGCCCATCCTATATTAGCATTTTCTATCACTAACATTGCCTCATTATATTCTGTAGCTATTCCTACTAATAAGTGTCCATATTCTTTTGTGCCTAATTGTCCTTTATACTCAGCTACCTGTACGTTATTGGCTACATCTATTACATGAAATGCAGAATAATCTTTACCATCACCTCTAGAAACATCAGCTACTACTATATAATCTCTAGTATAATCAGGTGATTCCCAAACCCATAAATTTTGATCTGTACCTCTTCTTTCTAAAGGATCTTTAATGTATGTTTTTTCAAAATATTCTAAATACTCAGGATAAAATACTATATCACCAGAAGTACTAAAATCACAGTCACATTCCTGAGCTGCCATTCTAGGGTCTCCTAATAATTCATCCTGTTTTTTTCTCCAAGCTTCATTTCGCTCAGGATGAACATACCAAGGTAATTTTATAGGTAAAAAATCATTTTCGGCAGCTTCTGCTCTTGTCCATGTTTGATGAAACCAATTACCAGTACCATAAGGTGTACTTAATGCTATACAACCACCCCCAGTAGCAAGTGTTTGTTGAGCTGATGCCCATATTTCTCCAATATTATCAATAAAAGCTGCCTCATCAATTAATAGTAAGGATACTGCTTCTGATCTACCTGCATCACTACTTGCTGATGTTGCTTTAATTTGGGACCCATTTACTAATCTTAGATTTAATTTATTATTTTCGGCCGCATCTACTTTTAACCAAGAAGGTAAATTATCATACATAAATTTAACCTTAGTTACCATATTTTTAGCCGTTTCTTGTTTTGTAGCTATACATAAAATATTTTTATCTTTAAAAAATAACATCATCCATAGGGAGTAACCAGCAGATAAAGTCGATAATCCTAATTGTCTAGATTTAAGAACAATAGAATAAGGATTATCTCTAAATAATTTTAATACTTTTTCCTGGAATGGATATAAGTTAAATTGAATTCTTCCTCTTTGTGGATGTTGAATAAAACAGTACTTACGCATAAAATGTACTGGGTCTTTAGCACATTTAAGGTATTCCTGTCTTATTACTTTTTTTAAATCCGACATACTAATTTGCTACTAATAAAATTATTCCACCTATTATTGCAGCTCCAGTTCCATATTGGAATAATCTTGTTTTTGCTTTTTGTTTTTTTAGATCTGCTTGAAGTTTTTCAGACAGGTTTCGTGATATTTCTAATTGATTGCTTTTAGTATCTAAAATATTTCTGAAATTTAAAACACTTTCATCTAAATTTTGAATAATACTATCCTTTAAATTTAATTTTACTTCTAATAAATTAATTTTATTATTAACTAAAGATAATTCTTCTAAAGCTCCATCTCCAGCTAGTAAATCTTTAATTACCAGACGAGCTATCGGCTTTTTTAATTGAATCGATGTGTCTATATCGTTCTGTGAAAAACCTTTCAAGCTCATCATCATTAAAATTATCAACGGAATTAATTTTCTCATTTACTTTATACTTTAATGTGACAATTCTCTTATCTTGATTGTCTATTTCTTTATCTAATGTTACAATTTGTTGGTTTAAAGTATCTATTTTATATTCCAAACCATCATTAATATTATGTAAAGAATCAACTTTTGCTTCTAGTGCTTCAATTTTAAGATTGTAATCTTCAACATACTTTTCATTTCCTAAAAATAGAAAATAAATAAGAGTTAATGATAAAATAACTATAATACTATAAGCAATAATTCTTTCTTTAGACAACATCTTTTTCTAATCTTTTAACTAAGGCTTCTGCTTCCTTTTTAATTGGAGTTTTCTTTCTAAGGATATTTTTGATTTCTTCTTTTCTTTTTCCATCCTTAGTTCGACCATATTCCTTACCTAAAGTCATCATTTCTGCCTCTATATCTTTAAAAGCCTTAATTGCTAAATCATATTGTTTAAACTTACCTCTTGCTTTTTTAGCTGCTGCTATTGCTTTTTTATCTTCATCATCATCATCAGCTGCTGCTGCTACTTCAACTTCTTCTATACCAGCATCTTTTTTTAACTGTATAGTTTTTTCAAGTTCTTTATTAAATTCTTGAGCATTTTTAAGTTCTTCTTCTGATGCCTCTGTAAGTAATGATATAATTTCTTCTTTAATAAATGATTTTAATTCAGATTTTTTCATTTTAATTTAAATTTTATTATAAATATATCAAGAATTAATAACATTTAATATTTGTTCAACTCGTTCTTTAGTTGTACCTCTTATAGTTTCAATATTTTTCATCATATAAGCATATTTTTTTATATAACTTATTATAGTAAAATCTATAACGTCTCTATAATGTTCATCTGTCTCACGTACTCCATTATCTTCAATAGGCAAGCCATTAGGAGAAATATAAAAAATATAATCATATTCTCTAATAAATTCTTTCGCATAATCAATAAATTTATCTTTATCTTGATAAGGTATTGACATTGCATTTTGAGTAAATGCCATTACATCAATAACAGTTCTATCAGTAATTATATTATCATTCATTAATTCAGCACATCTCTCAGCTAAAAATACTGTTTGTCCTTTTAATGTTGAATCTGTATTTAATGGAATGCCTAAATCATTTAAATATTTACTACGTTCTGTAGCAAAATTATAATTTTTAAATTCAGGTACTTTTTTTAAAGCTTTAACTAATGTAGTTTTACCTACACTCATTGTACCACATAATCCTATTTTCATATTAATTTCTATGAGTCATACCTTTTGGTGCTGGTTTCTTATACCAAGGTAATCCTGTTTTTTGTCTAATTCTTTCTTTATGTTCTTCCTTACTATATTTAATACCGTAAATATAATATTCTGCCTTTTTTTCATTTCCTTCAGGTATTAAAGCAGGTCCATCCCAATTATGTAATTTATTATCCCAAGTATAAGCTACAGTACCATCTGGTTTTGTTAATCTTTGACTACTAGGCCATTCAGTGTATTTATTTTCCATGTCTATAATATACGTACTTTAGTTTCATTCTCCAAAATTTTTTCAGCAACAAGTGTACCATGAGCCCCTGATACGGAAATACCCCTTGCTGACAACGCGTCACCAACAAAGTGCACAGTAGGGTATTTAGTTAATGATAAATCAGAATAATTAACTAGTGGTTCAGGAGCTAGGTATTTGACCTCAGGTACATAGATTCCCCAATCATCTTTCAACGTAGGAAATACTAATTTCATATCATTGATAAAATCATCAATATATTTAAAATATCCTTGAAATGCATCTTTAAC